TGAGCCTTGTTCTATTAACGCAACTGTAGTTCCAACTGGTGCTTGTGAATTAACATCACTAATTTTTGCATCAGCAACTTGTGCAAAACGTCTACCAGAGTCAACGACTACACCTAAAAGTTGTGCGAGTGTTCCAGATGGCTCTTTGTACGGAAGGGGAATGATAGAGTTTTTCAAATCACCACCTGGAACATCTATATCTCTAAACTCACCTGGGTTAAGAGGTTCATCGTCATTTCGGATTCTAACGCCTCTTGCCTTAAATCCAGCTGGTAAGTTTGATAATGTGCCTGCATCTATTAGCTGTCTCAATATAGATGTGGCGGCACGAGATAATCCACCTATTGTATGCAGTAAACCAAATCCGTAAAAGCCAAAACCTGGTAAAAACTTAAAGTGAACAAAGTATTGTCTCTTTCTTTTTAACGGATCTTGCTCTCTAAAGTTTCTAACCACTGATAAAACTTTATTTGAATTTTGATCAATGGTGACAATATAAGGCAACATAATACCCGAAGGCTGCCCTTGACTATCCATATCTTCAAAACCCTCCAAGTCCAAGTCAACATGGACTTCAAGTAAGGTGTAACTGTCATCTGAATAATTAGGATGTAATCCTTGAAGCTCATCAGTAGTTTCTTGGATGGCTCCTTCGCCCTCTCCAGAATCGTTTGCAGATAATTCAACATCTTTATACACTCCCGCAACTTGTAATTTACGGATATCATTAAAACTCATTCGTACCATGTGTGTTACTCGTTCTGCTGTCCTAATATCAGAAGCAGAATATGGAACTATTAAATCTTCGGCTGGTACAAATTTAGATACCGCTCTTTGTTTTGTAGGATCAAAATACACTTTTTTAAATGTAGAACCAGTAAGTGGTAAGTAAAATAACATTTGATCTGTGTCTTGATCGTATTCTTCCATGACTTCAGTAATCTGATAGTTCATGTAATCTTTTATTCTTTGTGCTTGATCTTCTGTTTCTTTTGTCGCAACACCAAGTATTTGTGTCTTTACTGGACCACCACTTGGTAACATTTCTTTGTATGCTTGTGACTGAAATTGTGTAGTCGCTTCTGACAACAGTGGATGTGTTACACCACTTGCACCCAAAAACGGATCACTTCTGTCCTCGTAATTTATACCAAGCAAGTTTAAACCTTTGGCTATGGCTTCTTCCCAGTCTGATCTTGACTCTAAATCTTCTTTTACTTTTGATTGTAGATCAGATGCAATAGATGCCAGTACACTCTCTTCTAAAACTTCTGCAAGATTAGCATCGTGATTGTACGGTTCTGCTATGACTGGTGTTTCTTCTTCACCAGTGTCTAGTTCTATACCTTCTGGTAATTCATCTATATCATCTTGTATTTGTAGAGCAAGTTGATCTTCCATGGACATGGGTTCTCCACCCGCTCCCATAGCTTTTTCGACCATGCCTGCAATGTCTCTTGGTTGTTCTGCCATTAACTTGCCTTTCTTCTAAGATCTATATAACCACCTTTTGCTCTAAAAGTAAATTTACCTTCTGCTAATTTTCTTCCTTTCGATCCAGGTGATATATCTATAACAAACTGTACTGGTCTGTTAAACTGTGCTCTTTTAGTATTATCTCTGTTTACTACTTCAAAAATTCTGTCTCTATCAACTGTTGCACCTGCGTCTTCAAATCTTTTTGCAACTGTTGCTAGTGTACTATCGTACGTTCCCATACCAAAAGTCGCTTTGGATCCTCGCAAACTACTATCCTCGTTAGCTCTTGGAAGCCAGAGATCAACTCTGTGTGGTACAACTACACCAACAATAGGCTCTTTATATAGCTCCTCAAATCTAGGATCTGTTAACTTATGTACCAGAGATTGTAACAAACCTCTAGAAGTTTGTGCCATTGTAGCATTGTGTGGTGCTCTAACATATTTTCTATCGTCCAGAACATGTTTTTTCAATCTTAGTGCAGCTTCTGTTAATTCTGAAGGTTTGTAGTTATACTTACCTGCATTTTGTTCTGCATGTTCAATTAATTTTTTATATCGTCTAAGTATTTCCGTATTATCGTCTGCACCAACCTCATTGTCTTCCATAAGTTTTTTAAGTTTAGGTAATGATTTTTCAAGTTCTTCTTTTTCTTTTTGTATTCTTTCTGCTCTAGCTTTATCTCCAGCTACAAAGCCTTTGTAACTATCTGTAAAAAATAGTTTGTAATAATTAGATGCGTCTGGATTAGGTGGGTCAAAATAATCGTCAGCATATTCTGCATCTTCATAAGGTTGTGGAACTAATCTTTCTGCTATTTTACGATACTGCTCCTCCAAATAATTTAATGGAGGAAGACCTGGAAGACCTTGTGACAATCTCTGAAGAAGAGTTTGTCTTGCGGCTATTTGATTTGCTACATCAGTTGTACCAGTAGCTATTGGCTTAATTTTTTCACTTCTTAGTATAGATCCCATCAAAAGTTTTTTCTTTAACGCATCTGGATTATCTATTCCTAGCTTCTTGGCATATTTTTGTTTTACTTGTTCTCCTATGTCTGTTTGAGTTCTTCTTCTTACCTCTTGCATATATGCAGCATAATTTCCATCTTCTGGAACAAAACCTATCCTATCTGCCACTCTATCTATAATTCTTGATAACTCTTTTTCTGCTTCTTTTTTTACTTTCGTAGGTAAAAGATTTTCTATGTCTCTCATAATTCCAGAATATGAATACATAAAATATGGAGGAAAACGTCTTGAATCAGTGTAAGGCTCCATGG